AAACCCTCCTTAAGGATTTGTATTTCTTGTTGTAGAGTTGTAACTGTAGCCGACAACTCTTGTACGGCTTTTACTAAGATAGGTACAAACTTAGAATATTGTATTCCGTATTGTACACCATCTTCAGATAAATTAATTGTAAGATTAGTTTTATCTTCTTTCTTATAACTATATTCATTTTCAAGTACTTCAACATCTTGGGCTAAAAAACCTATGTCTAGTTTAGCTTCTTTATGTTCACCTGTAGGAACCGCATTATCGTACTTGGATCTTTTATCCCAACGATAAGTAACAGGTTCTAATTTATTTATAAAGTCTAAACCTATATCTATAGATGCTATATCTGTTTTATCTCGTTTATCAGAAGCTACTGTCAACTCTACTTGACAATGAAAGTTAGCAATATTTTCATCACCTAAACATAGTTGATTACTGCCCGTACCTAAAGCACCACCAGGACTACCAGAAATCCCAGAATCTATTCCAATGCATATATTGTTAGAACCTGAAGTAATTGTTCCACCAGCAAAATGTCCTAAACCTACATTAGATGTTCCACCAACAACATTTGCTAATGCTTCATATCCACAAGCTGTATTTTTACCGCCAGTAGTTAAATCCGTTAAAGCAGCATCTCCCACCGCTACGTTGTTATCAGCAGTAGTCAAAGCATCTAGTGCTGCAGTACCAATTGCTACGTTAAATTCTCCACCAGCTACACTGCCATGCATAGCATCATTTCCGATAGCAATATTATTACTTTCAGTATCAGCTAGGTCATAAGCATTTGCTCCGATTGCAACTATACTAGCTCCAGATGTGTTGGCTAGACCAGCTTGATAACCTATAAATACGCAGTTAGCACCTGTGGTATGTCCTGAACCAGCTTCATACCCAACAGCAGTTATTTTATCTGCCGTAGTCAAAGCATCTAGTGCGTTATTACCAACAGCTACATTTTTTTCACCACCATTGATTGTCCCATTAAGTGCTTCTGTACCTATTGCAAGATTATCGTTTTCAGTATCAAAATTAGCACCTGTATTTTGCCCCATCATAAGGTTTCTTGAACCTGTAGTAATAGAATCACCAGAACCTCTACCAAAAATATTATTTCCATTGCCCGTAGTTATGGCTGTACCAGTATCATAACCTACAGCAGTATTAAAATCTCCAGAAGTTAAAGCATCTAAAGCAAAGTTACCTATGGCTACGTTGAATTCTCCACCATTGATTGGACCACCTAATGCACTAGAACCAATTCCAAGATTGTGTGTTTCAGCATCGTGTCCGTCACCAGATTCTCGACCAATAAATATATTGCCACCACCTGTTGTAAGGGCAGCTCCAGCATTTGAACCTATAAGAGTATTTTCGGCTGCAGTAGTTAATTGTTTACCAGCGTCCATACCAATAACTACACTATGTTGGGCAGAAGTCATATCTTGTCCAGCAAGTTTACCAATGACTACATTGTCATTACCAGTCAAAACACCAATCTCAACCGCAGCATCTCCTATAATTACATTACCATTTGCAGAAGTTGCAGCTTTAAAACCAAAAATACTATTTGATTCGTGAGTAGTAAGTACTAAACCAGCTTGATGACCAAATAAAGTATTACCAGTGCCAGTTGTTAGTCCACCACCAGCAGCGTAGCCAACAGCAGTTATACCATCAGCAGTAGTTAAAGCATCTAGTGCAAAGTTTCCAACGGCTACATTAAATTCTCCACCAGCTACCGCACCACCGAGTGCAGATCTACCGATTGCTAAGTTGTCATTTTCAGTATCAAACTCATCAGCAGTTTGTCTGCCAATTGCAATATTTCTTGTGCCAGTTGTTAAAGCAGTTAATGCAGCATAACCTAATGCTACATTTTCATCACCTGTAGTAATTGCGTCTAATGCATTAATTCCATAAGCAGCGTTAAATTGTGCAGTATCATCTGTACCTGAAACATCGTGAGTATATATAGAACTGTCAGCACTAAAGAATGGGATACCATTAAAACTAGTACCAGTAATAGTACTTGATCCAGTTATAGCACCGTCTACTTGTAAGGTAGATGCCATATCTACCGCTCCATCAATGTCTACGACATCAAGGTTAGTAGTACCGTCAACATCCAGATCTGCATTAAAATCAACATTACCTGCAGCAGATATAGTTTGTGCAGCGATTGTACTACCTGATTCAGCAGTAAATGTATTGGCTGTAAATACAAAGTCTTTTGCACCTGCTATAT